GTCCAAGCTTGTCAGTTTTCCAGTGGAACACATCACCCTGAACAAGCCTGTTTCCAAGCCGACCTACACAGACTACTCTTACGAACGGGAGCGTATAGTGGATACATTCGAGCCTGAAGACCAAGACGAAGATAGTGAATGTGATGACATATATGATGAATGAATAAAATATGAATATATGATGAATGAATAAAATAAAGTTTATTATTACTTGAATCTTTTTACTCTGCCTGATCTATATTTTTCAGATCTTGCTCTCTTGATTTGTCTTTGGGAAAGTTCATGAAATGTAGTAGGTGTTTTTTTGGTAATTCTTCTGGTTGGCCTATAAATATCAGATTTACTTTTGTATCCAATCCCTCCTCTTTGGTTTCTCCAATCTTCTGCAAACCATCTAGAAAGTCCTGATCGCTTGGGTTTTTTACCTAAATAGGGAGATCGATTCCCATATTTTTTCTTAAAATCTTTTTTGTATGTTTGCACGACTATACCTGAACGATAGGCTGAATGTTTGGGGTATTTTTTATAAATTTTTCTTTTTACGGCCGAATATAATTTCAAGTCTTTGGGTTGAACCATCTTTTATTTTAAAAACTAAAATTATTCATCATCATATTCGTCTTCATCATCTGTCTCCATATGATGTGAGCATATGGGTCTCAGAATGGGAGTTTTACAAATTCCACATAGAGTCTTGAGGCCATTTTTCTGAAACATTTGCACAGCACAAAATCTATGAATTCTATGTTCGCAATCTCCAATGGTTTCGTAAAATAGACAAGGTTCATGGCAAATATAGCATACATCATTTTCTTCTTCGTTTATAAGACTATTTGTGAATAATAAAGTTTGATACATTTCATTGGTAATGAGTTTGTCATTTAGCATATGATATTGGTCTGAAGCCAGTTTATGTTTCCATTCGAAAAAAGATGCAAATAAACCTGTAACTTGTTCTTCTTGGTTTTTTTTGTTATCACCAAAAAATTTTATAACATTGTATCTTCTTCCGCATTCATACCTGTATTGATCATAACAGATATCTAATATGAATATGTTGGTTCGAAGCAAACGAACATTGAAACAAATCTCTTTGCTTTTGAATTTGGCAATCGTAAAATATTCTCCACATTCAGTCCACTTTGCCATATTACGAATATGCTCAATTGGAATCGACATCATCTTTTGAAATAAAATTGATTCTAATTTTATAAAATCAATTTTATTCAACCATGAAAGACCAATTTTATTTATATTATCATTGTATTCGGAATACTATTTTTCCACCTCTTTTTGAATGTTTACCTTATGATGATCCATTAGATATTCCAATTGTTCCACAAACCAATTATGGTATTGATTCAGTTATTTTTCCTGTTCATCGATGGATACCCAAATGGTATCATGAAAGATATATTTCAAGTGAAATTCGAAATATTTTTCAAATTCGCATTAAAGAAGATCATTAAAAAAGGTTAAAAATTATCAAATTGAAATAAACATCATGTCTATACAATTTGATAATTATTTTGGTATGACTTGGTCTATTCCGACCCTAAATACAATTCGTTTTGATTTATCAGGTAGTCTTACTGGATGGGCTGGAATTGGTTTTAGTCGTGTTGGTCAAGCCCATTCCCAAATGGATACATATGTAGGTTGGATTTCCAGTTCGGGTAAAGTAATTCTCCAAGATGGGTATTCGAATCAATTGGATATTCCAATTTCAGATTCTATCCAATCTACGCGAGTTCTTTCGGGATCTCAGAATGGAAATGCATTTCGTATAAGTTTTGAAAGAAATTGGGATACCCAAGATTCGTGGGATTTTGTATTTAGAAGAAACCAAGTTGTTGCTGTATTCTGGGCTTATCACTTGGAGGCTAAACCTTCTTCTGAATCCATTTCTGCTTATTATCCCCAACATACGAATAGAGGAAGAAGACAATTTACAATTCCTAGTTTAACCCCCCCTTCCACGAATCCTATTGCTGGACCTATTGCTGGACCTATTGCTAGACCTACTCCTTCCACAAATCCCATTGCTGGACCTACTCCTTCCACAAATCCCATTGCTGGACCTACTCCTTCCACAAATCCCATTGCTGGACCTGTTCCTTCTACGAATCCCATTGCTGGACCTGTTCCTTCTACGAATCCTATTTTTGGTTTACAAGGAGATGAAAATTTTTATGTGTATTGGAATTTTACAAATGATTTTGTATATTTTACATATGATTGTCAGGTTGCAGGTTGGGTAGGGATAGGGTTTGAACCTTTGAAAAAAGTTCATCAGTCTACTGATATGTATATTTCTTGGATAATGTCTTCAGGTAAAGGATATATACAAAATGGTTATTCTTCAGATAAGACCCAACTTCAAGTTTATGATAATCAAAATACACAAGTATTAAATGCATCTGTTATAAAGAATAGATTTAAACTTACATTTAAAAGACCTTTACACACGGATAATTCCTTACAATATCAATTTAGGGATTCTATTATTTTAATGGGATGGGCTTACCATCTTACAGAATATCCCAATACAACAAATATACTTACAGCCTTTATTCCTGTTCATACCAATCGAGGGTCAGTAATTCAAAATATTTTTACAGGAGAAATCATACATTCTGATCGTGGTTTACCCTCTACTTATTATATTGTTTCGAGTGTAATGTTGTATATATTATTTTTTATTGCAAATCGGTGGTTTGGTGTTAAAATCTATTTTACAAACATTCCTATAGGCATAGGGTTATTGATTTCGAATGGAATTACTTTATGGGTGAGTATTGTCCAAGGATATAGTCAATCTGATTCTTGGGGATATTTAGCCACTGCAAATAGTTTGCTTGTTGTTCTCCCCTCTACACGAAAATTATTATTTTCACTTGATCAAACTCTTGTATATCATAAATGGTTGGGACGAATAACTCTATTTGAATCTTTTATTCATTTCGTATTGTCTCCATTTCGTTTAGTTGGATTTGTAGCTTTTATTTTTCTGAGCATAATTACAATTACTTCTATAGCCTATATTCGTCGAAAAATGTTTAATTTCTTTTTCTATACCCATTATTTATTTGTATTTTATTTGCTTTTTGGATCTTTACATTCCCAGACCTTTTTGACCCATACATTTATTTTTTTGGGAGTATATCTATTGGATCAAATGATTCGGTTATTTGAAACCTATCCACGAAAAATTATTTCTATAAAACGAATCAACAATCGAATGATCAAATTAGCTTTTCCAAAACATGGTTTCAAAAAACAAAAAGAGTCTGTAGGGCAGTATGTATTTTTAAATTTTCCCCAGATTTCTTTGTTAGAGTGGCATCCCTTCTCACTTGCATCCTGTCCAAGTGATCCACATTATGAAGTGTATATAAAAAATCTAGGAGATTATACCCAGAAATTAATCTTTCATACAAATTATCCTCAAAAAGCATTATGGGTTCGAGTAGAAGGGCCTTATGGGCAAATCCCTTTTGAAATAAAAAATTATACACATGTCATTTTGATTTGTGGAGGAATAGGAATCACACCTTGTATTTCATTTTTAAAGGAAGTGTATGCCCGAGATAGTAAGTCAGGTCCTTTGATTAATTATATTTATTTGGCTTATTGTTGTACAAAAGAAACTGAGGCTGAATGGATAAACGAAGAACTTTTAAATATTGTTCAACCCTCCCAAGAAACATGTCCTGGTTTTTATTTTAATATTTTTATTACGGGTCAAGATAAAGTTAGAAATTTGATATATCACTCGGGTCGACCGAGTATAGATAAAATTTTTGATACGATTGAAAAATATACCCAACATACACAAACTAAAAAATGTGTATATACATGTGGTCCTAAATCACTTGTTGAAACAATCCACAACACTTGGAAAAGACAACACTTGGAAAAGACATACGATTATTACCAAGATGTGCTTGAGTTTTAACCACATTGATAACCTCTTCGATAATTATCTACGTCAGATGTTTTATAAATTTTTGGATTACAACAAAGTTTTTCATCTATTTTTTGTGGATTCTTGGCATCAAAAAAAGCATCTATCATAGTTCCGTAAGGAGCACACATTTCACAACTACGTTTGTTCGGATCTCTCTGAACCCAATTAATAGGAGCATTGTATTGATCTATTTGGGGCAGATTAGCAGTAGGACAATTTGAACAAACTACAGATTTTTGATCTGCGCTCAAGGCGCAAGTTCCTGCTCCACAAACAGCACACAAATTTTTACAACCCTGTGCTTGACATGCGTTCAAACTTGGATATCCTGAAAAATCTCCTGTTTTAAATTCGCAATTTCCGTTTGTGAGATTACATTTATAAGTTCCACAAGTTCCATTGATACAACTTCCATTGGTGCAGTATTGACCTGTTAATTTTCCATTGATATCTCTACATAAAGCGAAATCAGATAGACCCGTGTATGAAGTTGCTCCTCCAGACATACGTTCTACAGCCTCGCATTTAGGTAGCTTTTTACAATCAAATTTTGCAGAACAAGTGAGTTTATTAGAATCAAATGCATAATCCTGTTCAAACACTCCAAATGCACTCATTCTTTTTTGACAATCATTTGAAGAACATTTATTTTTTGCTGGATCTGCAATAGGAACACATTTATCTTTTACATTGGGATCACAAGCGTAGTTGGTAGCCATTCGAGTTTGATTTTGGGCTTGACCAGCATCACAGAAGAATACATTTCCAGAAGTATCTTTACAAGTAGGTTGGTTATTTTGTGATTTTGGGTCATAGGCTAAAGGGGAAGACCATATACATTCGGATGTTAAGCATAAATTTTGATTATTGACTTGGTCTTTGAAACAATATTGGGTTGATCCCAAGCAGAAATCATTTCCACATGGCACACCACATTGTCCTGCATTAGGTCCATTTGGAATACAGATTTGTCCTATAGGGCAACATGTTTTCCCACAAATTCGCGTGGGATCATCGCAGCAAACTTTTGAATTATCTTCTTGGACAACAATGTTTGCTGCAGAACAAGGCTTTCCATTTACACACTCATAACCTGCATCCAAACATTTTCCTTCACAACTTCCGAAAGGGCATTTTACACATGTTTTGGAGGTTGTATCATATTGTGTATCATCTTCACAACAAAATGAGCCCTTGATACTACAAGAAGTTAGGTTTGGGGAAGCAATTGTATGAAATGGAGAATCTCCGTTTGGACCTGCTTTAAGAATAATTTGGTTATTATTGGGTAAAATCTTTTCTACTATACCTGATAAAGTATCATCATCATTCATTATAAGAGTATCTTTTTCTTTAATTTTTTTGAATTCATTGCTATCCATTTTTAGAGTTAATGTTCTTGTTGTGGCTTCATAAGAAGAATTCTTGGTATCGAAAACAAGATGCTTATTTTCATAATATTGATTATTATAACACAAGTTGTAGTTTCCAAGTAAATCTTGGTAGCATTTTTCTTGAGCAGGACGATAGCATCGACTTCCACAATATTGAAAATCTTCACCTGGACATTTATCTCTACAAATTTCATTAATCGGATCATATTCTTGGTCTAAAGGGCATTTACTACAAGAATCAATTTCAGGATAATATTTTTCTCCCGAGGGACATATAGGAATACATTTGTTTAATTTTGAATCATATCTATATCCGCTTAAACATTGCGAACGAAATGCTCGAGTAATAAATATAATAGCAACTACAAAAACAATCATAGTAATTACAAAAAAAATCCATTTTATCCAATCTTTTATCATTTATTTATAAGAATAAATAAAGAATATTATGAACCGATTAGAGAACAAAGATATAGAAACACTTGTTACTATTTTTAGACTAACAGATATCCAGGATGTGAGAGCCTCTATAGTGGGTTCGTTTGTATTTAGAACCCAAGATCATTATTTAAATGATACAAATATTTTTTTACCTCCAAATTGTGCATATGTAGATGCATTGAAAAGGATTGATTTTTCGTTGATTGGAGAAGATGACATAAACCAATTTATGATCGAAATTAGAGATATACTTTATGCAGAATTTCAAGTCAGAGGTATGCAAGATCCAGAAAAAATAGAAATGGCTGTAATTTTGGAAATTTTATATTATCTGTATTTATATTCAAAAACTAATATAAAAGTGGTTGAAAATGTAGATGTAGTAAACTTTATAAATAATTATTTTGAAGATTTTTATGTATTAGGTAATTTCGAAGAATTTTCTAAACTTGATATAGATACTCGAAAAAAATTCAAAAATACATTAACCGGATATGATAATTTCTATGAAAAAATAAATTTAATTAGAAATGATTTAGAGCCTGCTAATTCCGCTCAACAGATTTATTTCTTGTCCCAAATTCCAGTTATTTATGATTTATTTCAAAGTAATTTATCCTTACCCATTTATAAAGCAGAACCCAACCCTCCAACCCCATCTCCTTCTACTCCTAAGGATTCAAATACAAACAAGAAAACTATGATATTTACAATTATACTTAGTGTTTTGTCATTTATTTTGTTGGCATTGGGTTTATATGTTTTATTTAAAAACCAAGTTCGAGTAGTCTTTATTTTCCTGTTTGTATTGGGAGTTTTTGCTTTAACTTTTGGTCTTTTGTTTGTTGTGAATAAACCTCAGCAGAATCAACAGAATGGTGAAAGATACGATTTTGTCCGACCTGTAGTTCCTACTCCAGAAATGTTTCATATTCAGAAAAAATCTGGACCAGTTGAATCCCAGGAAGCTGAACAAATTTGTAAAATGTTTGGGGCTCAAGTATCATCTTTAGATGATCTAACTTATTCCCAAAAAATGGGTGCAGATTGGTGTTCACCAGGTTGGGTAAAACAATTAGATGGAACTTTTGGTGCGTATTTTCCAATTAATTTTCAAACTCAACAAGGTTGTGGAAATGGAGCATCAGGAGTAATGAAATCTACACAACAGGATAAAGCCCATATAAATTGTACTGGAATCAAACCTGATCCAACAGATAAGGAAGAATACAAGGATTATATTTTGTATCCTTTTAATTGTTTAAGATATAGACAGCCACCAACCCAGCCACCAACCCAGCCACCAACCCAGCCACCAACCCAGCCACCAACCCAGCCACCAACCCAGCCACCAACCCAGCCACCAACCCAGCCACCAACCCAGCCACCAACCCAGCCACCAACCCCAACCGGAACTTGGAAATGTAATCATACAAATGGAAATTGTGAGTTTAAACAAGGAGTCATAGATGGTTATACAAATCAACAAACTTGTCAAACTGCGGGTTGTCAAAATTTATGCACAGCTTGTGGTCAAGGAGATTGCGTATTGAGTGCAGATAATAAGTCAGTTACGTGTTCAAATTGTCCTTTAGTTCCAGGATCACCATCATTTATTAATTGGTCACAAAGAAAATCAGATAGTTGCGAAATGTGTATAAATAAAGACCAATTCATAGCGGAAGGTATAAGAGGCACTCCTTTTGAAGTTATGACAAGGTATTATGATAAAAGTAAGTGTTGCAGTGGAAATAGTGAACAACTCAGATATTCAGATGTACCAGTAGAAGTATGTACTTGATTTAAAACATAAAAATTTGCGATTATGTTTTTTCCTTTTCTGAATTAGTGATTACATTCGGTGATTATGTTTTCTAAATTATGAATAAAATGTTGAATCCTATATGGATTTTTGTCTAAACGAGTAAGGTATTGATGAGCTTTTCGAATTATTTTGGGATTTTTAAACAAATTTCGAATCGATTGATTTAGATCAAAAAGGGATGAATAATGGGTATCGAAATATAATGGATATTTTTCTCCAAGCAATTCAACTACAGCTGGGTGTCGGTTGATGAGAATTGGAGTATTCCGAACTATACATTCATTCAAGGTATTTACAGCTGAAGCATCAATCAAATAAATAAACACTATATTTTCAGAAAGCAGGTTGTCATATTTTTCATTTGAAAGATGTTCAAAAACAGACACACTCTTCAATATTTTAGATATTTGTTGGTTAAATTCTTTAATCCAATTATTGTTTCGTAAATTGTCTCTTGAGATATTGGGTAAACAATCTGAACTATCTTGTAAACATTGTAAAGAACCTGTTTCCAAAATTTCCAAGTCTTCTGATGGGGGGAAATAGTTGTTCATCATTCTTCCCTTGATAGCAATTTTTTCAAGCTGTAATTCCCTAGAAAAACAGCATTTTTCATATAAATCTATTATGCCCAAATCTAAATTATAAAAAGCAACAACATTTCTCAACCATCCTCCAATATGAATAAGTTTGGGTTGTTTCTGTTCAATAAATTTGGAATACGAAAATTGTTTGACTTGGTCTTCTGTAGGATGAACAAGTGTATATACATTGAATGTATGTTTTATTTGTCTTTTTACAAGTTCTTCAATCCATATTTCACGCTGATAATTACTCAAAACAATCAACCCTTTGCAATACTTTAAACTTTGGATGAATTCAGGTTTATTCAATAAGGAAATGTTGTTGTATGGGCTAAAACTCGTATCAAAGGTATGATGCACAAAACCAACCCAAGGTTGTTGATATGGGATTAATTCTAATTTTTTATTTATTTCATAATTCCAGTGAAAAGTTCGATCTACATATAAATCCAAAAAGATAGATGCATTGTTATTATGATAGGGTTTAAGATTTTCATAAACATATTGCCAACCCGATCGATGTACTTGGTATGGATTATCCTGATGAAAAGATTTATTTTGAATAAAATTAAGATTGACCCAACCTCTTGGATTGCTATATAGATGTTGAATTCTGAGTTCATGATGATCTTCAATTACCCAATTCCATTCTTTTTCATAGTCATAGTCATGTTGAAACATTTTCTCTAATAATCCATAGGTATACTTTGAATCAATCAATCCTCGGGTGAGAAAATATCCAACATATTGGGCAATTAATTTTCTCGTATTTAGGTCTTGGATGGTTCTAAAATCTTGGACTCCAAATGCTTGGTTTACTTGGTCAAATAGTTTTTTGGGATAAGAATCAAGTATGGGTTGGATTTGTTTTTTGGGTTGTTGAATAGGATAAATTTGTGAAATTGTATCTTTTAATAACACCAAACTTGAATACATGTGATTTTCAAAGACGGATTGTTGGGCCTGGTCTAAAAGAGTTTTATAATATGAATAATTATCAACCAATTTATCTATTTGACATATAACATGATTTATATCCAAACAGGTTGGGACATCGTATTCATTTTTAGGCATATTGTAAGACAAAGGCCACTGACAATCTAATAATACATTTTTAACTTTACGAGTAGTATAAATAGGTATCATGGGAACATTTTTGTAAATTGAAAATAATACAGCGTGATATCGCATGGGAATAGAAAAATATACATATTGATATAATTCTAAAATTTCTTCAGGGGTATATGTATATTGAATATTAATTAAAAAGGGTCTGAGATGTTCTGGAACATTTTGATAAATTTGTTTTTGAATCAACTGATCATTTTCGAATGATGACTTGTGATTCGTATTAAATGGAATCATAATTACAGCATATCCTTTTTGAATTAAAATACAAATCAATTGAATCCAAGAAGAAAGACAATTATGATATTCTTCTGGGTATTTGGGGTTATACATGTGCATGGACAGAGAAATAGCAATAATTTTTTTATTAATATCTTTTAATCCTATGAATTTTTGGGTAGTTTGAGACGTAAGCATATACGAAATATCTGGAATATAATGAACCTTTTGATAAGATTGAAAAATTTTAATATCCTGTAAAGTTCGAACAAATATTACATCTATAAAATCCAAGTATTTAGTATCCAATAATAAATCCGTGTAAGGAAGACCTACAGAAATAGCTGCAATAGGATTTGATCGAAATTCAAATACCTTTTTAACTTTATCCAAAAAATATCGATTGAGAATATCTCCACCCCCTAATAAAATTAAATCCGTATGTCGAAAAGAGTATTGGTCAATTTTGTCGCAATCTACAAATATTGGTTGATTTGTGTAGTTAAAATAATAACATAAAATTTGAGTAAAAGTAAGTTTATATTGTTCATCTCCCAAATTTTTATGATCATAATAACCAATTATATAAATATTATTCATTTATTAATATTTATTATTAAACATAACTTTCTTCAAAAATATCCAACCAAATATCCATCCGAACACAAATTTTAGTCAAGTCCCTTTCATCTGTAATGTCAATATTCATCAATTCACAACTTATTTCACCCTCTAAATCCCAATCGGTTGGAGAAGGGTTTTTGGGTAATTTTCCAATTGAAATTTTAAAAGCATCAAAAGGAATTTCATAATCATCTTCTTCCCCTTGGTTCATTCGCTCAATGATATATTTTTTCAAAGTTTTCTTTGTCATTATAGGTCCATTTTGAGCTCCGTTTTTAGGTAATAATTGATATCTATTACGCGAAACATAATAAATATCAATCGAATCTCGGACAACCTCACCATCAAAGATTAGGCGCATGATTGCATGTTTCATCTTTAATGACAATATTCCAAAAGGTTTTTATTTCTTCAATTTAAAATAAAAACATGGTTCGTATTCAAATTTTATTTCGTCCCTATCAACATAAAACCTCACTACCTAAAGCCTTGTCCGAGGTAAAGCCTCCTCCTTCTCCAATTTTAGGTTTCAACAAAACAACTATAATTTCTGTTGGATTACTGACTATTTCTGAAATTCTTTCCTTGTCCCCTACAGAAACGAATGGAATTATCGATACTTGTGTAAATCTTATACGCAAAATGTAGCTGCGTATCTATCAGGTAAAAACCACTGAATTCGATCTGGGTGTAAAATGATGGGAAGCATTTCTTCATGGACAAGTGCAATCTTTTTAGACCAAATTATTTTACCCTGTCTTCTGTTTGAAATTTCCATACTCGCAATTTCAATGTCTAAACAACATACTAAACATACACTGGGTTCTGTTACTTGATAAATTTCTGGATATCTATAACCACAAATTGGACAAATAGGCATCGAGTGAATTCAATAGACATTTTTTTAAAATGTTCAATTTTATTTTGTAAGACTAAACTTTAAAATTTTTATTTTAAATAAATGTCTAAAAATTTAAACCCAACAACCATTGGTCTTACGATCGGATTATTTATATTTATCTGTATTTTTGGAGTTTGGTTGGCACATTTTATCAATCCAAATGTAAGTTTAGAAAGAGCTATAACAAAAGTTAATTTTACAATCATTTCTATATTAATGATCCAGTTTATTTATCTATCTGCGGAAGTGGTTGAGTCTTTTACTGAAGATGAAAGATACACCCTTGTTGCTTATAGTGCTATGATTGCATTGGGATCTATGTTGTTATTATTTTCTGTTTTCAACCCAGCATTCAGAACATTGCATACAATAATAGAAGGAATTTTATACTTGGGAACGGGTTTGACTTTATTGATACTAAAATTAAGAAAACAACACGAAAACCAACACAATCTTAAACACGAGGAATGAATATTTTTCCAACAATCGAAATTATGAAAACCATTTTTCTACATACACCAATAAATAAGTAGCAAGGGCTTTAGGCGGGCTTCCATCATTTCGTAATTCAAGCACCTTTTTGTATAGTTCTTGTTCAGTAAAGTAAAATGTTATGGGAATCCTCGTTATATTTTCAAACAAAAAATTTATCAACATTTGAGCAACTTTGCTATTCCCATCAGAAAAGGGGTGAATCTGTAAAAATTCAGATAGAAACAATGCCATCAGAAGAAAAGTTTTCCGGATAAAAATAAAATAATTTTTATCTGCATCCAAAGAAGAATGAATTTGTTTTACAAATAGAAAGAGATCATCCATTCGTGAAGCAATCTTGGAATATGGACAAAATACAATTGAAGAATCCAACACACGTACATTTGAAGTACGATATTGACCACAATTTTTTTCTCCTACAATTTGATGTATTTGGATTGCAAGAACAACCGAAAATTCACAAACTTTATCTAATTTACGAGTTTTCAAAATTTTTTCTGAAACAGATTGAATACATTCGTTTACATTGAAATTCTCATCCCTAAACCATGGTTTTTGTAAAAAGTCTATTGTAGACCATTTCGAAAATAAATATTTGTAAAATACAGACCTTTCCATTTTGTGTTTTAAATTTACAAATGTAAAATAATCATTTTTTTGCTACTGAAACCAACACAATCTTAAAAATTTTCTCCAACAACCACAAAAAAAATCTCGAATGGGATCTTCGTTATTATTTATTTCTGAATACACGACCGAATTCATGCTTGTATTTAAAAATAAGTATATTTTTTTAAATCATAACCTATTTTCTCGAGTTATTTTAGAAAGATGTTGGCCATAACAAAAATGCTTACTGACCTTTTAGACAAATTAAAAAATAAAGAGAATACAACTTTAGACACAAATCGTATAATTATGAATAATAACAGCTGGAAAGTTTTTCTAAATGCAATTGAAAAAAATACATTTCTAACTTGTATCAACCTTTCCTGGAATGAACTTGGAGTTGAAAATGCTGAGATGATTGCACATATAATTGAGAAAAATAACACATTAGAAACCTTGGATTTAGGAGAAAATAATTTTGGAGATCAGGGTATTCAAATCATTTCCCAGGCCCTAGAAAAAAATTCGACCCTGGAAAAATTCTATATTTGGAATAATGGGATTGGAGATGTGGGTGCTCAAGCTTTGGCAAAAGTTGTTGAAAAAAATACTTGTCTCAAAGATATCGATCTCAGAATGAATAACATTGGAGACATGGGTATTCAAGCCTTGTCAGAAGCTCTAAAATTGAATCACACTTTGTATAATATTGATCTTGAAAGAAATGAAATTGAAGATATGGGAATACAATATATAGCCGAAATGCTTAGAGTAAATCAAACACTTAAAAGTATAGGATTACAATGTAATAGATTTGAACTCAGAGGAATCCAAGCCCTAACAAAAGCACTTGAAGTAAATGAAACACTTATTAGTATCGATCTCCAAGAAAACTTGGTCGGAGATCGAGGGGCTCAATCTATAGCTGGAATGCTTAGGATCAATCATACTTTACAAAGTATCGATCTATGGTATTGCAACATTAGAGAATGGGGAATTGAATTGATTAAAGATGCTTTAGAAATGAATTATACTTTACAACATATTGATTTAACAGAAAATGATATATATCCAAATTTTTATCTTGAAAGAAAACTTGAACCCATTAAAGATTTATTAGAAAGAAATAAAGAAATATTTAAATCAGAGTGTAAAATGAGTTGTGTAAGGTTATTTGAAAAATATAAGCATAAAAACATTGAATTCCAAATTCTCAAAAGCATAATCCACCCTATGATTGAAAAATGAAAAAATGATTTAAAAAACTATTAAAGTTAAACAAAAGGAAATGGGCTACCAGATATTCATCAAAACCTTTAAAGTTAGGGTTGAAAAGCAGCGAATGATATAAAACCAAGAATAATATATCAATAAAAATTCTTAGTGGTCTTGGGTATACTAACCACAGCTGCTAGTACCAACCATAGGTTGGTGCAAGATGTTTTATAAAGACGGGAAACTCCTTAGAGCTTTAACTACCATCCACTACTTGAAAAAGTAGTTGGAGAACAGGGTTAATGACCCTTCCCAATGGTAATAAGGTTAAAGATTGGACAATCCGCGGGCAATGTTTCTAAGTCTGCTTTTGGATAGGATATGAAACACCCTCAACGACTACTGGAACATCGGTCATATACATACTTAGTCCATATGTGTGGCTTATGGTATAGTCTAAACTTGCTTGAAAAAGTAAGACTTGTTTGTAACTGGAAAAACAATTACTTTAGATGTTGACCCTTCGGATAGCATCGAAAGTGTTAAAGCAAAAATTCAAGATAAAGAAGGGATTAATTAGTGTGGAGTCCCGAAAAGTAGTATGCTATAAACATACAGGCCCTGTTTATAGGAAAACATTTGAAGTCCTGTATTAAAGATGAGTTAAGGTTATATAAATGATATCCATTGAAGATAAAATCTGGTTTTGTGCATTTTATGAAGGAGAAGGAAGCATATCAAATGACAAATCAAATTATAATAAAATTCGTATCAGTATATGTCAAAATGATAAGACACCATTAGAGTTGGGTAAAAAATTATGGGGTGGTTGTATTCGAAACAGAGTAAGACAAAGTAAAAATAAAACGTGTTACGGACACGAATGGATAATGAATCAACCTCAGGCTCTAAAATTTTTAGAAGATATAAAACCCTATATGAAAATACCTTATAAAATCAATCAAATGGAAACTGCTCTAAACATTTCTCAAATTAAGTACGAACGTAAATTCAAATGCTTTTTTTGTGATTTAGAGTATGCTAATCCTTCGGGAAGAAGAAGGCACGAAATGCAATCTCATATTAGTAAGAATGAAAAATACAAATGCACAAATTGTATTCAAGAATACATAAATAGACCTGAATTCAATGATCATCTTAAAACTCATACTTTAATAGACTCAACTGCTAGTGCTAACCAATAAGTCAGTGCAAGACACTTAAATTGCGGGAAACCCCTAAAGACTATTTTACGACCAACAACCTGAAAAGGTGGTTGGGAACACGATTAATTGTCGTAGCCAATCGTAATAAGAAATAGTATGAACATAACCAACTAAATTAGTTGGTTCGTGCGAAATGGGCAATCCGCAGCTAAGCTCCTAAGTTCGTGAATATGGAGAAAGTTCAGAGACTAAACAGGTGTCGGCTTTGATAAAAATATAGTCATTGCTTAAGATATAGTCCAGCCTTTTTTGAAAAATTAAGGATATTTGTCCGCCCGATCAGCAGAGATTAATTTTTGCCGGAAAACAGCTCAACCTCGGGCTTGAAAATCGAAAAGCATATACAAATCAAGTTATAAGTATATGATAAAACCTTTTAGTGGAAACTTGTTGGAAATGTTTATCCTTTTTAATCCAATCCACATTCGATAGTATCAATCACATATTAATGTATTGGTGCGACACTGCAAAATTGCGAGAACCTCCTTAGAGCCTTCGACTACTAAATCTATAATGTAAATTATAGATTACCAAGAGTAGAACTTGGGTATAGTAAAAATGTCAAGGATTGGACAATTCGCAGCTAACAATCCTATAATTTAAAGGTTAATATGCTACTATAAAATGTTTGTATTCATATATAGGCTTACTTCACCTAGTGGGAAGTCTTACATTGGACAAGTAATTGAGAAAAAGGGTGTTCGAGCACGTTGGAATCAACATGTTCGAACAGCATTACACGATAAAAGTCAAGGATCTACAGCATTAAATTCAGCAATTATAAAATATGGCAGAGAAAATATTAAAATAGAGACTTTATGTAAAGTTAAAAATAATATAAAAGATGCTGCTGAAACATTTTGTATAGCCTTTTTCAAAACACTTGTTCCGAATGGGTATAATCTTCAAACTGGAGGGACTTTTACCCAACATAGCGATTCAACCAAAGAAAAGCGTTCAAAATCGCTACGGGCTTTGCTTCAAAATCCAGAAAAACGAAAAATTTGGAGTGAAGCAAAGAAAGGTAAACCCCAAGATAATAAAAATAATAGAAAATACGAAGAAGATAAATTACTACCCAAATATATAAGGAGAATACGAAAAGAAAGTGAAAAAGGTGAAGGTTATTGTATAGATAGTCATCCACTATGTAAAACTAAAAAATTTACATCTAAAAAATTCACAATGGATGAAAAATTAGAAATGGCTAAAGCATATCTTAAACAATTAAATGATAGGATTGAAGTTCAGAGACTAGTAGAGGCAGTGGGTGAGACAACTTAGGTTGTTCTTGCTTAAGATATAGTCCAGCGCTCATTGAAAGGTGAGTGATAAAGCGAGGATGGAAGGACTTAGTTACTAGGTCGGAAAAGCAACGAGCGATATATAGTCAAGGGTAGTATATCGATAAAACTCTAGGTGAGCCTTGTTTTATCCTTTTACAAAAACTCACTGTTGCTAGTCAGCCGGTTCAAAGATCGGTTGGCGAGATGTTTTATAAAGTCGGGAAACTCCTTAGAGCTTTAAATACCACCTACATTCGAAAGAATAGCTAGGGAACAGGGGTAATGACCCTTCCCAATGGTAATAACTTTAAAGATTGGACAATCCGCGGGCAATGTTTCTAAGTCTGCTTTTGGATAGGATACGAAACACCCTCAACGACTACTGGAACATCGGTCATATACGTGCTATCCACACGTGTGGCTTAAGGTATAGTCTCTCCTCATTTGAAAATTTGAGGGTAAAGGTTAGCTGACTATAATATACAGAAGGAATCGACCTTACATTTGGTTCTTCGTTTGAGAGGGTAATTTTAAAAAAAAATGATTATTTCATATTTGATACTATTATTTATCAAATATGAAATTAGAAAAATTAAAGAAAAAGGAACTTATAGCTTTATGCAAAGAAAAAAAACTAAAAATTTCTGGAAATAAATTAGAACTTATCAATAGATTGAATGAAGTTGAAAATATGGATAAATATAAAGAAAAAAAATCTTTATGTGTTAAATGCGAAAAAAGACCTGTAGTCAATAAAAAAAGAGGATTGTGTAATCGGTGTAGATTACGTTGTGAACACGACCGTGAAAAAAGTAAATGCAAGGATTGTAAAGGTGGTTCAATATGCAAACATAATAACATTCGAACTCAATGTAAAGATTGTGATGGTGGTTCATTATGTGAACATAAACAAAGACGAGACAGATGTAAAAAATGTGAAGGTACAGGTATATGTGAACATAAAAAGTTGAAAATGGAATGTAAAGAATGTAAGGGTAGTCAAATATGTGAACATGATCGTATAAAAAGAACATGTACAATGTGCGAGGGTAGTCAAATTTGTCCACACAAAAAAAGAAGAAGTGTATGCATAGATTGTGAAGGAGGTTCAATCTGCGAACACAAAAAAATACGAAGTACATGTATAGATTGTGAAGGAGGTTCAATTTGCGAACACAAGAAATTAAAATGGTATTGTGTGGATTGTGAAGGTAGTCAAATTTGTGAACATAAAATTAGAAAACGATATTGTAGGGATTGTGTGGGGTCAGGAATATGTGAACATAATATTGAACATCAAAGTTGTAAAATTTGTGACCCTATAAATCACCTCAATCGTATGTGTAGAACTCATATTTATTACGCCCTCAATCGTAATAAGTTATTACATACTATAGAATACCTTGGATGTGATTACCAAACACTTAAAGAACACCTTGAAAAACAATTCAAAGAAGGAATGACTTGGGAGAATCACGGAGAATGGCACATTGACCATATTATTCCAATCAAGTATGAAAACCCAGATTTCGAAAAAGATTACGAAATTATCCTCAAACGACTTCATTACACCAACCTTCAACCCCTTTGGGCATCAGAAAATATGAGCAAAGGTAACCGATACATAGGTTGAAATATTTTTTCAAATCATAAATAAAACAAAGTTTAAAAATATTGAATTGAACATATGTTTTGAATTAATAAATTTCGAACATTGTGAGTTTATAGATGAAACACTATTACGTTCATTCTGTTTTACCTTTGAAAAGACTAAAGTTCAGGACTTGTTTCCGTCCCCATCAGTTGCTGAGATTGAAACCAGTTTTGAGACTTTTTTGAATTACTCTTTGAAGAAATGCATTGTCGTGGTTAACCAATTTCGACTTTTTACTTTATATTTTTGGTCAAAATTAATTTAAAAGTTTATTCAAATATTGTAAAATATTGTAAATATACGGAACTTAGCTCAGTCGGTAGAGCGGAAGGCTGTAATAATACTTAAGTTGTAGAGGCACTTTAAAGGGTATGCTATACTAATTAAGTATCTCTATACTTGGGAATTGAAACCTTTAGGTCGCTGGTTCGATTCCGGCAGTTCCGAAAAACATAAATATCCTTTGTGGCGCAATTGGCCAGCGCGTTCGGCTGTTAACCGAGAGGTTGGAGGTTCGAGCCCTCCCAAAGGAGTTTAATTTTTTTAAAAAAATAGTTTTTTTAAAAAAATGTGTTAAAACCAATTTGATACAATTTCAGCAGCATTTGCGGCTGCAGCAACATCTGATTTTCTAATGACCCACCAGTATATCCATGCACTTACTATCACGAAAATACCTAATCCTATGAAAATCCATCCACCTGTTTTGTTATTTTGTTGGGGTTGTTCTTTATTTTTATCGACTATTTGGGGTTGGGGTTTGGATTTTAGTATTAAAATTCCTGCAATAAGAAATATTATTCCAATCATATTTCCCATAAATAGTGAAGCATATGATTCTATTCTCCCAAATTCTACTGCACCTCGATACACTTGTTTTGCAACTCTACTCATTTATTTTTAAGATTTAAGATTTTGTTTCATTTAAAATTGGAATCATGGGGAATACCAAGTTTCTAAGAATTTGATAGTCTACCCAACCTTCTCCTTTAGAAAATAATTGGATACAGATCAATTTGTATTGATTTTTGTATTTTTCCATATTGCGTTCAAGATATACTTTAATTTTTACAATAGTTGGAACTGATGTTGTATACCCGATCAACAAGTTTTGTATCGTAAAGTTATGCTCAAGGGCTTCAGTCCATGCTTTTGCTCCCAAGTATCCAATGATATTTCTACGAAGATCTATTCTTTGTAAAGTAGAATTAACCTTAAGGGCTTCAGCAATGAATTGTGCACCTTTATCTTGAATAATATTATCGTAAAGATCTATTTGTTGTAGGGTAGTATTAACCTTAAGGGCTTCAGCAATGAATTGAGCACCTTTGGCTTGGATATTGTTTCTACGGAGAATAATAGTTTGTAGGGTAGTATTAACCTTAAGGGCTTCAGCAATGAATTGAGCACCTTCATCTCCGAATCCATGGTTTTCATAATAATTAGTAAGATCAATTTCTAATAAAGTAGAATTGACTTTTAAGGCTTCGGATATGCATTTAGCCCCTTCTTTAGTTTGTTGTACGGAAATTTTCATAACCTGTAGGGAAGAATTGATTTCCAAAGCTTTAGAAATTGCACGAATACCCTCTATGTGGATAAAATTATAACTGAGAATGAGTTTCATTAAAGTAGAATTGATTTTTAGGGCTTCAGCAATATATTCAGCCCCTTTATTTCCAATATTATTACTACTCAAATCAATTTCTAATAAAGTAGAATTGATTTTTAGGGCTTCAGCAATATATTCAGCACCTTTATTTTCAAAACGATTACAACTCAAATCAATGTCTAATAAAGAAGAATTAGCTTTTAGGGCTTCAGCAATCATTTGAGCCCCCTGTATTCCACAAAAAGTATAGCATATTTTAAAGGTGCTCATGTTGTTGTCTGTAATTTTTTGTAATATTTGGTCGTGGTTTCTTATCCATCTTATAGAAGGTGAATACATTTTAGTTTTTAAAATACATTTATGTATGTTGGAAATCAATTTAAAAATATTTATAATTAAGATCTTTATGTCTTCAATAAATGATAATTCCACTTTATAAAAAAATATTATTCATAGGATTATTTATTGGTCTATCAGGTTTAATATTATTGAATTCATTTAAATGGTTTACATATTTCATTATACTTTTTATAGTATACTCTTATTTGAAATATGGATTTGTAGAAATGTATACACCCTCTTCTCATTTTGAAAAACCTAAACGAGTAGTTGTTTCTTTAACTACACTCGAAACTCGTATAGAAAATCTACAAGATACTATACAATCTATTTTAGATAACACTATGCTTCCCGATCGAATATATTTAAACATCCATAAAGATATTGATATTCCACCCGAGCTGTTAAAGTTCTTACAAGAACAAAAAGTTATTATTATTCCTTTAGAAATAGATTATGGACCTGTTACTAAATTATATCCCACTTTGTTGCATGAAACAGATCCAGAAACAATTATTATTACAATTGATGATGACATTATCTATCATCCAAATACAATAAAACATTTACTAAATGCTTCATACAACTATCCTGACACATGCATATGTGTGTCAGGTTGGAATTATATTAATTTAGGTTTGTTTCATATTCCTATTATAAATCCATCTAAAAATGAAGTTGTAAAAGTTTCTATTCTTCAAGGTTATAATGGAGTATTATATAAAAGAAAATTTTTTAGTGATTTAGCTATTCTTGAAAAAAATATGAATGTGAAAGAATGTAAAACTACGGATGATATTTTAATATCCAATTCTCTTACCCAAAGTGGGATACATATTTATTCGATTGGTATGACTGAAACACATGAAAATAATGTATCAAAAAATATGGAAAATACTCGTTTGGGGTCTTATAATCTTCAGAATTTTCAATGGGTAAAATGTATGAACAAATTGGAAAACCCAGATCATTGATAGGATTTCTGTCTTTGAGATGTTCCATACGCAATAAATCCAGCAAGAGTAGCTTTTGCAAGCAATGAAAATAATAAATACAATCTTTCGATACCTTCATAAGGAGCTTGGGAATACGCTCCATATAGTGATATGAATCCAAACGAAGAAAAGAATAAAAATAGTATCCATATCATGTATTTGATCCATTTGGGAAATGTTTTTCCTTCAGAGTCTGCAATTTGTTCGACATCATTGACTCTGGATTGATAATCAGAAATAATAATCGAAAATTCGGTAATTAATAGCACAAAACCCAAAACCATTGGAATACGCCAATCTTCTCCTTTTCTTATTTTCTCTTCTACAAGTTGTCCCGTATAAATCATGGCTACATTTATAATAAATATAGATCGATATACGTGAATATCTTTGACTCCGCTAATTAGAGCTATAATATACAGCATCATTGTCGATGTTATTGCGTATTCAATCCATCTCAAATAATTATTTTGTTTCTGGACAAGTTGTTTGTAAAGTCCATCTGACGTAAAATAATAAATAGCATGGAAAATGGCTGTAATGAAAAAGAAGCCGACTAATAAATATTGTATAGTATGGATAGAAGCTGTTTGTTTGGTATTGCTTACCCACCTCGCAGTCTTGTTTGTTGAATCCCATTCCAAATTATGGTTTCGAATCGAAAGTTCTACTCCTTTTATGCTATCATTTGGATGGGATTCATTGATTTTTTTAAAATACACACTAAACCCAATTCCCAATAGTAAGTGAATAATGGCCAATATTAAATTATATTGTTTGTTCATGTTTTAGCTTATTTATTTATGTCTAAATAAATAAGCAATATTTTAAAGTAGTTCTAATATTTCTGTAGTAATTGCAGCCCCTGAAGTTGCGAATTTGTTGGAATGGTGTTGAATAATGTATAAAACGACCAGGAATAGAATGATACAGATACTAATTAAAAATTTGGAAATTTTATTCATATTTATTATTTATTACATTGAGAATAATGATTATCTTTTTTTATACAGGTCGTTCCTATTTCACAGCAAGTAGGTCCTTTCCAATTTATTCCACCACATTGTTGAAACAATTTTGCACAATTCCCACTTGTAGGTTGTGTAGGGGCTTTGGCAGTAGGGGCTTTGGCAGTAGGGGCTTTGGCAGTAGGGGCTTTGGCAGTAGGGGCTTTGGTAGTAGGGGCTTTGGTAGTAGGGGCTTTGGTAGTAGGGGCTTTGGTAGTAGGGGCTTTGGCAGTAGGGGCTTTGGCAGTAGGGGCTTTGGCAGTAGGGTTATTTGTGATTCTTAGATCAAAACAATGGGTAAATCTTTCATTGGGGTTAAAGATCCAGACCCACAAAGCTTTATAAAGACCTGTTTGCATATTATTTTGAAAAAACAAGTCCCCAAAACAAGGTAATCGATCGACTTCTGGGCAAGCATCTGGACAATTTTGAAAGCCTTTTCCGTCTCTTTTAAAATCGTAAAATAAATATTGGGAATTTATCCAAGTAGAAAAACTAGGATCAGTTTGGTTTAAATTTTGAACTGGGAATAAATATAAACGAAGAGATTGATCTCTGATATTCGGATTTGTGCAAGAGGCGGAAACATGATTTTTAGCAGGCCATAATAATCGTATAGTTTTTCCTTTTGGAAATGAATGAACAACACCATTAAAATTAGTTCTACAAGCTTTATCACGAATGGGTTGATAGTTGTATCCTCGATCTTCTCCAAAATTTGCATTATTTGGGATACCCCTTGGAAAAGCATTACAGAATCTGTTTTGTATTTGTCTAGCATTCAAAGAAGCAGATGGATCATAATCTATACAATGCAACCAACTATGAGCAAATACAACACTTAAAAGATTGAAGATTTTAAAAAGAAACATGTTTGATTTATTTAACTGAATAATTAAATAAATCAATTTAAATCATGATTATTTTGCTTTTCCTGCTTTTCCACAAGGGCCATCTATGATAAGACCTTTTTCTTGGAAGAAAGTTTTAATTGCATGACATAGGGCTTTTTGGGTTTTTTTATACCAATATACTCCTTTTGCAAATTTTTCATCATCCCAATCTTTCCATGCTTCTAATAGACCTTGACCTCCTTTTGTCCTTGATATTGTTTCACGAGACTCCAAATCTATATTTTCTTTATCCCTGATTTCTATTCCCAGGTCCAAGCAGATTTCAGCCAGTCTGGGTTTTTTGAACCCCACCTCCATACAATTTGAACCTGTTTTTTTGAATCTTTTATCTGTTTGTTGGGTTGGGCGAATATCTTTGATACAAAATTTTTCTCCTTCTGATATACCATAATAACCATATTTATTTTTAGACAAATCCTCTAGATCGTTTATAGTTTGTAATTCTACTTGTGCCTTTTCTTCATCTGGAGGACAATCTATCCATTCTTTTTGTTCTAAATCCAAGCATCGATTTACAGAGCCCAATAGAGTAGATACAACTTTGAATTTTTTGTGTTGTTTTAAGAAATTTTGGTAGATATTTTCCAACCAGTTTGTGAGAAGGGAAGTTTTCTTTGAAATATATTTATTTTCAAGAATATATTCAAGGATCATTTCTTGGGTTTGTAAAGGTAATACGCTGAGTAATGTTTGGATTTGGTTTTGATCAGTTGCTTGTTTCAATAATTGAATAGTTTTAATTATTTGTTGAAATCTATTTTGTTGGATTAGATTATTAAGCGTTTTCTTTTGTATAATCATAGGGTGTTGGGTGTAATAATTTAGATTGAATTGGTTATTTTCCAAAATAATATTGTCTACTAAATAATATGTATTATTTTCTTCTCTTAGATAAGATATGATTCCAAATTTGTTTGTAATGGGAAGATTATACGTAATCATAAAATCTAGGGCTTTTAAGAGTGGGAATAGATCTACCTTTAATAGATCGGATATTGTAGTTAATTTCATTGTGAATTGGGTAGCAAATAGATCTCGAATTCCATTGAGTATATTTTCATTAGATTGATAATAGAGTTGATAAGTGGAAACATCCAAGGTTGTGGGTTCTAAACCCGATTCGTCGCATTTATATTCACATAAACTATAATCACATGCTCGGCTATCATCTATGTCATCTCTATAATTTCTTTCAAAAGTCAAGGGGCAATCAAAAGAAATTTCTTTAATAATTCGATCCATTTTTCGAATAAGAATATCCTTTTGTTTTGACAAATTGATCATCATTACATCTACAGATTGGACTTGTTTATCATCGAGTATAGCCCCGTGTTGATATATTTCGACAACAGGTATAATTCCGGCTTGGAGGAGATCAGTATGGGATCTATAACGAACTGCTCGAGCAATGGCTTGTTGGGTTTCTGTATAATTCCAAAACAAGGTGGAAATATGTACAATTTGAATATTTTTAAATGTAAACCCTTCTGATATTTTTTTGCTTCCCAAAACAATTTGGCAGTATTTTCCGGTTAAATTTCTTCGTGAATTAAAAAAGCCAATCAATCGTGAAAGATTGCTGGATTCAGATGTGAGAAGAATATATCTTTTTCCTTCGTTTTTTTCTATTCCTCTGGCCTGCGTAAATCCATAGATTTCTAATATTTTTGCAAGTAGGTTGATACCTGATCCGTGGACCATCGAGCAATAAATATAAATTAGTTTATTGGGATTATCGAGAATATTTTGGATAATGTATGCATATTTGCTGGAATACTTGGACAATTTTTCAATTGTGTTTATTTCATTTTTGAATGCTGGGGATAGTGTTAATCGATCCTTATTTATCGAACCATAGTTTTTCAAACCATCTACTCCCCAAGAGCCATCTGGGAAAACGAATAGGGAAGCCTGTCTGGAATTTGCATATACGGAACTTTCTTCGCCTGTAGTATCTTTTAAAAAGGATTGAATATACCCTTTTTTCTGAATGGGACTCATCATGGTTGTAAATAGTTTAAATTGTTCAATATCAGGTAGATTCATGGATACTCCCATATATTGAGTTTGAATTGTGCTTGAAGTGTAGGCTAAAAAGGATACGCGACCTTTTAAAGAAATTTTAAGTTGGTCTTGGTTTGTAATAGAATCTCCTTTAATAAATGTATCATCAAATGCTTTTCCAGTGGGTAATTGTTGATCTTGGGGTAGAATTAAGTTCATAATCCAAGCCAATTCGGATACAGAATCTTTCATAGGGGTTGCAGACATAAGTAATACTCTTCTATTTCTTGCGAGGTGAAGTAAGCGAAATAATGATTTATAAATTTTAGCATCTGTATCTGCTCGAATAGAGTGTATTTCATCTAAAATAAAAATACTATTGGAATAGTTATTTACAATAAACTCGTCTGGTGCACTTTCAAATTCAGAAACGAATTGGCCAAATGTTTGGAATCGATAATTTGGTCCAACCAATCTACGCATATATCGAGTAAGATTTTCGGGTTTAATATTTTCAGGAACATTAAAACGATCTGAAAATGAAAAAACCAATTGTCTCAAATGTGAATCCAACAAATCTGGTCCTCGAGTGAGAACATATACCCTTCTAAATCCGCTTTCTGGGTTAGTTAGTAATTTTTCAGTCATACCGAACGCAACTCCAGTTTTACCTGTTCCTGTTGCATGATAGAGTAATAATTCATCATATGGCGTGTATGGACTTAGAAATCTTTGAATTATTTTTTGATGGTTTAGTAAATCCCCTTTTGGAATAATTTCTATTTCTTTTTTTAAGCGAAGTTGGTAAAATTCTTCCTTGTTTAATATTTTTTGCTGTAGAATAGGATCTTCGAGATCTGGGTATATAGGTAAAAAGTCCTCATAATTCATATTCTTTATTAAATCTTGGATTTATTGTTTTAAAACAATGAAAAAAACAAAAAATGACTTGTGTTTATCAGAAAGATAATGTTGTATTGAAGCTGTTTGATGTATCAGAGCTTGATTTTGGGGATTTTTATAATTGGGGGTATAATCGCCCTTTGAATCCAAAAAGAGTAGACGAAATTAAAACATTTTATGGATATAACAAAATTGAGTTTGTCCCAGGGATTATTTACGCTTGGGATTATCGTAGAGAAAATTGTTATTACGTATATGATGGAATTCATAGATTAATGGCAGCAAAAGAATATGCTCAGTATAAAGATGATATTTCACTAAAGATCTTAATCCAGTTTAAGAAGACAGATAAAGAGGAAGATATTGTCGATGATTTTTTAAATATTAATAAAAATATTTTTCTACCTCGAATGTATATTGATGCTTTGAGGGGTTATAGAAATTTTGTTAAATTTTATTTTCCGGAAAAGGAGAAGATAGCTTATATTTCAAATCATAGGGTTTTTTATAAATAAACCAATCATAAATATATCTTAAATATAATAAATGAATTTTATGATTATTATATTTGTATTGTTTATAATGATATTTTTTATTTGGTTTTTTCGAATAATTACTGAAAAGTATGATTATAATAAAATTGTGATAAACGTGAATAAAAGCCCGCTTATCCGTAGGATTTTACCCAGTCCAAGTCAAACTTGTTCTAAAAAAATAAATGTATTTAATGGTTATGAAAAAGTTGATAATTTACCCGAGGACACATTTAACATATTAATAGATATGGAACCTCATGATTTGAATACCAACCATAATTTCGATTTGGCTATATCTACAAAGAAAACACGAAATCTAAACCAAAAACAACAATTATATGTTCCAGCATGGAGTGCTATTCTTGGAGAATCCGAAATTTGGTCTATACCTGATTTACTTGTTCGTCGTACATTTTTCAAGAATAAATTTTGTGCATATATGTATTCCAATTGTAATGAGTCCTTTAATGGAGTAAAGTTGAGAGAGAAATTTTTCAAATTGCTTCATTCTAAAAAGCACGTTGATGCGATCGGGAATTGTAATCATAATACCGAAATTCCTTCTTCACGCAATGAAAAAAACTGGTTAGATAATGCAGTTGAATTATATAAACCATATAAATTTGTAGTTGCTTTTGAAAATACGCGTGGAGTAGATGGGTATGTATCTGAAAAAATTATTCTACCTTTACTTGCAGGGTGTGTGCCTATTTATTCCGGAGATCAAAGTGTGCGAGAGATGTTTAATCCTGATTGTTTTATTAATATAGATGATTTCTCGTCCTTAGAACAATGTATAGAATACATTTTATACGTCGATTCTAATGATTCACTTTATAAAAAATACATCCAATCTACTATTATAGATAAAAAACGTTTAGTTGCATATGCAAACTGGTACTATGGAATAGCATCCTTTTATGACCAAATTTTTGAAAACATATCTGAATTTAAAAGAAGTCCTTATATACCTATTTATAACGAAATTATATCTAATCCAGATAAAAATATCAAAATTATAAATTTGGATAAGAGTAAAAATAGATGGGAAAAAATGCAATTGCAATTAAAAAACAGACCTTACTTGCGATATGAAAGGTTTTCAGCGATAGATGGTCTTAAATATTCTTCAAACTATAAAAATTATATTCAAACAGATTGGTTAAAAAGAGATTTTACAACAGGAGAAATAGGAGTGTATCTAAGTAATATGGAAATATATTACAATTTAGTAAATGACATCGAAAATGATTATTATGCTATTTTTGAGGATGACATTATCATCCTCAATCATTTTACAAATATAGAAGATTATGTTATGAATGCTCCAAAGGATTGGGATTTGCTTTTTTTGGGTTCAAACGAAACATATTGTGATTTTGAACCAACTGAACTATACACCAAAATGAATGGTAATTGTATGCCAGGTAGTTTTGCATTAATTGTTAAGAAAAGAGCAGCCCAATATTTTTTAAATTTTGCTTTTCCTATTCAGCATCCTATTGATGAGTTTTATCGTTCCCAAGTTGATAATTTAAATATGTATTTATTACACCCCAGAGTTATTAGCACAGATTATACTAATATTTCTACTGTGCATAACACCCCGGGCATTTCTCAGACACATTAAACCAAGTTTTACAGCAGTTTAAATGACCTATATCTGTTGAGCATGTTTTACAGAAAATAATAGATTCATTGAATTGTATAGTTTCCATACAGATCAAACATTCTTTTGATTCGGAATTTTGAAAAAACATTTCTACAAAATTAGTACCAGAATCGTAGAGCTGAATTGTATTTGCAAATTCATATCTAAAAATTTCTTTTACGAAATCATTTTCCAAATTTTTGTAAAGAGTTTTTAAAGCTTTGATCATTTTTTCCTGATCCTTTTTTGATGCAGAGGATAAATGTTCTTTAAAATGGATCGTTTGGGTTGAAAGAAATTCAAAAGCCAGACTCCACTCTTTATACTTAACCAATTGTATAAATTCATCATACATAAATTATTTAATTATTTTATTTCTACCCCGTGAATAAAATAATTTTTTCAATTTAAATCCCAAAAACGAATAACAAAAAAGATGCCTAAAACCAGTGCGAAAAAGAAAGCACATTCTTCTGAACCCAAAGAATTAATGCTTAGGGAATCGGGATTAGAATATGCCCAAGTTGGAAAGATGTTGGGAAATGGTCGTTTAGAAGCCATTTGTTTTGATGGTAAAACAAGGCTTGGACATATTCGAGGTAAATTGTTAAAAAAGGTCTGGATTTCTACGGGTGATGTTATATTAGTTGCACTTAGGGATTTTCAAGATGATAAAACAGATGTGGTGTTTAAATACACTGCAGAACAAGTTAAAAAACTTAAAAACATGGGTGAAATACCTTCCAATGTAAAAACCGCAAATGATATTACTTTTAAGGATTTCAAGGAGGAGGAAGAAGACATTGAAATTTCCTTTGAACACATTTAAAAAGTTAGTTCTGTTTTTACTAAAGCTCCCAAGAAATTAAGGTGTATTTTTTCTCTGCTCATTTTAAATAAATTTAAGATCTTGTATGTTAACGATGCTTGTTCATAATGAATATTTAAAATAAGAACCAAGATTTCACCTGTCTCATTGTTTTTTGTAAAGAATTTAAAACAAACATCCTTGAAGGAGAAATTGTTTTTGGCCATTAAGCAAATACAAGAAAAATTTTCAATTACTTCTGTAATAGCATTTAGAATAGAACCATCTACAATGCTATTAAAATGACTTAGAATTGTGCGGACCAAACTTGAAAAAGCAACTTTGTCAATACATGCACGTAAAAATTTTTTCTCTATAATTGCAATATGATTGCTCATAGATACAAGGGATTCATCCATTTGTTCTGGGCTCATTTGTTCATTGATATTTAGATTGCTATAGATTGTGCGAATCTGATCAATGGTTAAATCATGTGTTTCCTCGTAATCACTGATTACGGAAATTGCATTGTGGATGGGATCGACCAATTTACGATCAATCCCTTGAACATTTTCTATATCTTTAGAAAGTTGATAAATATTATTTTTATCATTAAAATCTACAATTTTCTTTTTACGAAACATATGATATATTTTATTAAAGTGTTAAAAATTTGCATTGAATGATACATTATCTATTTCATCTTCCTCTGTCTTGTCTACGCAAACTTGATAAGAAGTGGCTCGTCCATCGAAGAAATTATCTTTACTATCAAAACAAATTCGATCCATAAAGGGAAATGGATTATGTGCCTTTACAAACAATGGACTATGTCCTAATTGAACAACCAAACGATTCGCTACAAAATCAATATAATCACTCATTAATTTGGAATTCATCCCAATCATATGACAAGGAATGGAATCAATAATGAATTCTTTTTCAATACTTAGTGCCTCTTGGATGATTTCGTGAAGAACATCATCAGACAATTTGTTCTGAACATAATTTCTATAAAGTAAAACTGCAAAATCACAATGCAATCCTTCATCTCGAGCAATAAAATCATTACTTTTAGTCAAACCAGGGAGCAACCCTCTTTCCTTTAACCAATAGATACAACAAAAACTTCCACTAAAAAATATACCTTCTACGGCTGCAAATGCAACCAATCGAGTTGCAAAATCATCATTAGAAGAAATCCACTTCAAGGCCCAATTTGCCTTTTTTGCAATTACAGGTATAGTTTCGATTGAACGAAATAGCATAGTTTTTTCTTGTAAATCAGAAACATAAGTATCTAAAAGTTGCGCATACATTAAACTATGTATGCTTTCTATAAATAACTGCGCTCCGTAAAAGAATCTACATTCTGGGAATTGCACTTCCTTTAAAAACCTTGCACCCAAATTTTCCATCACAATCCCATCTGATCCAGCAAAGAAGGCCAATACTCTTTTTATAAAAAATTGTTCATTTGAATTGAGGGCTTTCCATTGTTTAATATCTTGGACAAGATCTATTTCAGACTCACTCCAAAAGGCTTTTCTTTGTTTTTGGAACATTTCCCAAATATCCGTATAACGAATAGGAAAAATAACAAAACGATCATTAGTTGGGTCAAGTAAAGGTTCTAAAGACATTTTTATTATATTATATAAATATTTAAACTTTTTCAATTTATTATAAGATGACAGGAACAAACTCCCAATTTGAGTTGAGTTGGTATTGTCTTGATTTATAAACTTGGGAGATTTTACGCAAGCACTCATTCGTATAAAGGGTGAGGGTATCTACTTCTGCAAATACATCTACCAATTCTCGGTCTTCATCTCTTAAATAATCTCTATACCTATATAAAATATCAGTTGAACAATCTAAAAATACTCGAATAATATTGCTGATTTCTGTTTTTTTAAGGTTTTCTTTTTCTTTTCTTTGGAGGGCTTTCTTAAATTCTTCTTCGGTAATACGATTTCTTAAATATTGGATACGCAATGACAAGTTATCATCCCTATTATTCACTCGCCAAAGAGGTAGAATCTGATAGCGCATATGAATGAGAGACCGAGAAAATGAAAGAATTTCTCTACTAAAAGCATTTGTAAGATAATTTTCCCTATTATATGGATTATTCATTAGTCTTGAAAGTTCATACACAAAATGATTATCCACTTCTCTACCACACTGAATGTCAAGAGGGTTTCGTTCAAGTCTTCCTGTTCTTTTCATAAATTCAAAATAATGTGGGTTGTGAATTTGTCCTGTTTCAACCTTTCCCGTCTTCCAACTAAATGGAGTATTACATTGGGTGCAATACATTTGATCACAATTTCTTACGATCGTAAAATCAGCAAGTAAAAATCTATGATTTTGATCTACAATCCAACCATAATATTGTCCTTTTCCAATTGATTTTACAGATATTCCTGTTCTCATCCAATCCTTATCGCGTGTTTTCCAAATATAAAGGCTTGATAGAGTATATGAATCTATATTATCCATATCGAACACAGGCCAGCGAATTTTGTCAACCTTAAACCCAAGAATATTTACCAAATGACCTTTAGAAATTTTCATGTAATCTTCAACTAAAATGTCAATAACATCATCTGTAAAACTTAAATTCTTATCTCTCCAAGTTTCACATGCTAATAAACATTCTTCTTTGCTTTTATAATCTATTACTTTGAAATTTTTAGTTTTCGGTCTTTTATCATCTCTACAAAACCAAAATATTTTGTAAATCTGTTCTTTTTCAAACCATTGAATATATTTATCAACTGAATATTTTACAAGTAATGTATGCTTACTATTCACAATATAACTCAACCCATTTTTTTGCTCTACTTTATAAAGTTCATCTTGTCCTGAAAAAGTTTCCAACACATTTCGAGGGTTTCCATCGTCTCCAATTAATACATCTCCTACACAAATATTTTGAGAACATTTCAAAGAACCATCCCACATCAAAACAGGAGTATCTTTTCCAAAACACCCCTCTATTTTAAATATACCTGTTCCACAGCTTGGGCAAGGTTTTGTATCCTTTGCCAATAGTTTAGCAGTTTCTACGTGATTCGGATCGCATTTGTGTTCTTCGCTCCGTGTTGGACCTATCAATTCATTGCAATCAGGGCAAGTAAAATTTTCACACAACCCACATTTCCATTGGGTAGATAGAAATCCTCTACAATCCTCTTTGGGGCATTTACGAATAAATTGTTGTCTTTCTTTATGTGTTGATTTGTTGTATCTTTTTTGTTCGATTTCGAAAATTCGTGTTCGTGCATGATCAATCTCTTTTCTTAATTCTCTAATAAGAATTTGTTGTTCTTTGATTTCTGTTTCAAATTGTTCATCACGAATAAGTGCTTCTACAGCAGGCTGGGTAGCAGGTAATAAGCTTTTTTCTCTGTCAAGTAGAATGTGTTCTCGATGTTCTTTATAGACAGAATCTACCCAACTTGGTCCAAATTTATCAAGCATAATTCTCCGATCCCAAGATTTTTTGCAATCTATACAATGTGCATCTTGGAATTGGGAGAGAAGGTATTTTTTATAACAATCTTTACAAGCCTCCCATGAACAATATGGGCATACGATTTGGGCTCGTGTGGATCGATTGTAATTGGATACACAAATGAAACAGGTTTCACTACTCATTTGATTAAAGTTAAATTTGTTAATTCAAAAATCAATTTATTTAAATAAATAAATGTGGTTGCAACTAATTGTAAATTTATTATTCCAGTTTAGTTTGATTATATCATTCATTACTTTATTTTTCTTTACTTATGTAAAAAAGGTGGAACAAGATATAATTGAAACCCAAGTAGATGCTATTATGAAAGAGTTGGGAAGTGAATTAAAAACATTAAGTCCAGATCTTATTCAAATTATTAAGGATAGTGTAGTAAAACAACCAGAATCAATTGATCAAAGTATTGTAGAAAATAATAAGAAATTGTTAAATAGCACACTTCAGTTTCTTATACCTGTGGCGGGAGTGTGTATTTTCATCTCTCTGGGTTTAATTCAATTTTTTGATTTGTCATTCAAGACTACATTGATTTATTCAGTTAGTGGTCTAATTACAATTGCAATTGTTGAATTTATGTTTTTGCAAGTATTTGCTCGAAATTTCAGAACGATTGATTCAAATGCGATAAAAAAATCCATCATTAGTGAATTGATAAAATTAAATCAAAGTTTTCAGTCTTAACATAAATGACAACTCGATCTAAAGATAGATATACTACATTAATATTTAGTTTGCTCTTTCATGCTTTATTTTTGTTTGTTGCTCTCTCCGTGCTCTATTTATTTGTAATTTTACCCATTGAACGAAATGCATTTAATAATGAAATTAAAGAAAATATAAATAAATTTGATATTCAAACCAAGATCAAAAATCGATTAAACGAATTAGACCCAAATTCTCGAAATTTAGCCATCACAGCTATACAGACTGCACAGCCTCTGTTAAAAAGATATGAAGATTTTTATAATACACCCGAACTTTCTACCCAAATAACTAATAAATACCTTGTTTATTTAATTATCGCGATTATCATAATATTTATACTAAGCATTTTATTACCTTATCTCTTTCTTAGGTTTTCTTGTAATTACACTTTACCCATAGGAGAAATTATAATGGAAAATATATTATTGTTTATTTTAGTGGGTAGTTTTGAAATAGGATTTTTCTGGTATATTGCAAGAAAATATATTCCAGTACAACCTTCTACATTTTCAAATCGAGTGGTTGAGAATATTAAAAACTTCTAATCTCATCTGCAACAACAATTCGATAATAAATTTCATCAGGTCTTTGAATTTCGATCACGGAATTGAGTTCAAAATCATACAAACGAACAACTGGATCTGTATTGAGTATTTTGGGTAGGTTATCTTTTCCGAATTTTTTAAATATTTTTTCTTGGGTATGACTACAGACTTGTTTGTGAATGGGAATGAACTTGTTTCCGATGAGCATTCGTTTCAATTCAGTTTCTGAAAATAATTCAACACGTAAAATATCCTTGTATAATTTCATTTTTTTCATCTGAATAGTGATCATATTATGGATAAATATAATATGATGAACAGATGGATTTTCTTGGGATAGAATTTGATATGTTTTATAAAATTGGTTCATATCTAATTTTTCTTCAAAATAAAATATACGAACCTGTTTACGATCTGGGGTTTCAAAAATATATTTATCTACATCTGAAGTAGTATAGTTTCTCAATTTAGTAAAGTTTTTTATCAATTCTTGCATTTTTCGGTTATTAAATAAATAATGTATATTCTAATATTCATTTTATTCGTAATTTTAATTACCTTGTTGGTTTGTTTGTTATATAAACCCAAGAAAGACAAAACCCCTGAAAATTACAATCCCCAATCTCCCCAAAATCATAACAAATATAGTAAATACAATTACTCCTGTAATGCTCCCAGAGGGTATCATAGATATCAATCCAATTTGTGCGATCCAACCCAAGATGAATTACCCATTACTTTTCCAAATCCAAATTTAGATCTTCCTATAGACATGAGTTGTGTTGCTACCCAAAAAGATAGAATAATAAATAATTTAAAATATGGATCAGAATCATGCGGCTGCAATCAGGTATTACAATAATTATCGATCGGAGGAATATTAGGGTTGTATAAATTTGCTCGAGCCGCTCTATCTAATAGATTTTGAAAAATATTTTTAAATTTTGCAGTATGTCCAACTTCATCGCATAATACATGGGCAAGTTCATGGAGAAGAACATAGGTTAACATATTATCATTATAGTATTGACCATTATTGTCTTTTGTGCAAATGTAAACATCTTGTTTATTGATTGTAAATGAGCGATTACTTCCTGAAAGATTAATTTTCTTGATTTCAGGAATAGCTGTAGATAATCTGTTCTGAATTTCTACAATTTTGGGATCATAAAATTTTACATAGTGGTCAACTACAAACCGATTGTAAATCATAATACTACCAAAAATTAAAATAATAACTATTAAAAAATATAAAAAATATAATACAGGTTGATTCATTTCTTTCTCTCTTTATTTTATTTAATAAAGAGAGAAAATTATGAAGCCTGCAGCTAAATCAAAAACCCAAACAAAACAAAAAACAAAACCTCATGCTCAGCCTCCTACCCAAACTCCTCAGCCTCCTGTCCAAACCCCCCAGCCTCCTGTCCAAACCCCCCAGCCTCCTGTCCAAACCCCCCAGCCTCCTGTCCAAACC